TAAGAACCCATGTCTGTAATGGCCTTGTATTCAAGATCCTCAAAGTCTGCGTGTGAAAGAACATTGCCGTCCTCTTCATATGTGTCAAATGCGTTGTGTTTCATTTCTTCGTCCTCCTCGTATTCCTCATTGTTATTAGTTTTTCCATTAACAGCAGCTCCGATTACGGCATATACTGCTGTCTTCTGAATATCAGTGAGAGTATCAAATACATCTCTAATTGTTAAATCACTCTTGTCCGAATGCTCGAGATCTTCTTCGTCATCATATTCTTCGTCATCATATTCTTCATCGTCGTATTCATCATCAAGCTCTTCGTCTTCATCATCTTCATCATATTTTTCGTCGTCAAGCTCTTCATCATACTCTTCATTGTCGAGCTCTTCGTCATCAATATAATTGTCCATGTATCCTCCTTCTTCAGAATGTTCCAAAGTAAGTCCGGTATATATGACTGCTTCTTCATCGTTAAATTCATAATCATCGGAATGCGCCATACTTACATTATCAATATAAGCACCTGGATTTGCTCCAGCTAATACAAGACTCACTTCTTTTATGCTACCATGCAAAACATCCTTGTATCTGTTCTGTTTTAAATTGTTGGCAAATATCGATAATGCATTAATATCGCCATTCCTAACGAGTTCTCTAGCTTCATTGCCACGGTCATTATTATTGAATACGCCATAAGCATATACACCTTCTGGTCTATTCTCTAGATAAGCATGACCTAGTACCTGAGAAACATCGTTATGGTTGTGCTGCCAGACAAGCGGAACTACGGTGCCATCATTATCTATGAAAGCGTCTTTTCGTATCGTTCTTCCATCCGAACAGCGTAGATCATTTCTAGTGGCCCATCCACTAAAATCGTAATGAATCTTTGCCATTTTGAATTTTTCCTCCTAATTATTTATTCATTATAACCATTATCGTAGTTAGCTTCATCAGCAGTAGATGCCGGTGGAGTTATCATACCATCATTCTGGTTAAGATTCTTATTTCTAAGTTCATCTGCTGCAGGATCTTGTACAGGCTTGAAACCAACAATAGATCTAACTTCATTAGAACTAAGAACTTCGTTACGTGTAAACTTATCCGCAATATCTGCAATAGATGAGATAGGCGCAAGTCTAAACGGATCGTTAAAGTATACAATAGACTGCTTCTGTTTTCTAGCAGTTTTCGTAATCCACTTACGCTTAATCTCGTCTGAGATACAACCAAGTATCGGTTCTATTGTTCTATTGTAATAATTTCTCATAACTTCTTCTGGCGCTGTACCATTCATAACTTCTTCCGAAATACCCAACTGACCAAACAACTCAGTAGTTAAATACTTAATCTGCTCTAGAAGATTATTCTCTATAGGCCTATTAAGCTGAGTTACTTTTTCTGTAGAATCAACATAAGCTATACCATACTTTGAGTCTACAAGCTGATGTTCAATATCTTGTATTCTCTGATTAGCCTGCTGCATTCTTCCTGGTGACTTAACTGAATAAGGTAATTGGAATATCAAGTTCATTTTATTAGAACTAGAAGCTTCATCCAGTGAATCCATTAAAGCTAACTTTCTAATAAGTCTTTGAGCAGTAGAGTTTCTTTCATTCATTATTGCATAGAATGGGTTTTCTAATATCAATGTAGTTTTCTTACTAACTATTATTTCTTTAGTAATACCATCTCTATCGTCATATCCTCGTACTAATACATGTCTTGGATACCACTGCAATATCTTACATACTCTAGCGCTGTCAATTGTAAAAGCAGCTGTATCTGGATCAATATCTGTATCAATTGGTACCACAGCTATACATCCTTCATCTAACATGGATTGAACCATATCTTGAACAAATGCCCTACCAGTCTGATCTATATTAGCTTCAGTCGATAATATGTTATTAATGTCAGATGGTTCATCATACAAATATCTGTTTGATTCATCTAATCTAGCATGAATAATTTTATTAGAAGCAACATCAATAGCTATACGATTATATACACTAGTAATAATACTTCTATCATTACCGTTAGTAAATCTAGGTCTATCTGGTCTTCTATAAGATGATTGACCTATACTATAGATAACTGAATTTGTTGGGTCTTTATTCATGAAAGCATTCCATCCATGCTGTAATCTATCAATTAATCCCATTTTGAATTTTTATACCTTTCTTCTTTTGCCATTACTTGTCATTCTTTTAAAACCTTTGCTAGTTAATAGCTTCCTACGTTCCTCAAGCCATCCTCTAGGAGTTCCGTATCCATGGGTAGATTTAAGAGCTGAATTAGATTTACTAAGATTTACTATGTCTTCCCATTCCCTTCCTGTTCTTTCTCTTTCTGCTCTATCTTTTTCTGCCTTGGCTTTTTCGTTTGCTCTTTCTGATTCTTTTCTAGCCACTCTTTGTCTTCTTCTATTTTCTGCAAGTAGAAGTTCGCGGTCCCTATTTTCGCTTGCCGCTTTTTCACGCTTAGACTTTTCATATGCTGAATTTAAGCGTTTAGATTCGGCCTGAGCTTTCATTTCCTCAGCTCTAAACTTATTCGTTTCAGGACGTTTGCGCTTACTTCTTAATTCGGCAAGAAGTTTTCTGCGTTCTTCATTTTCCGCTAGCATCTTTGGATCATATTCTCTCTTACGTCTAGCTTCTGCCTCACGCTGCATATTAAGTCTATTGTATCTTCCCTTAGCTTCTTCTCTTCTTTGTATTTCTGCATTTTCCTTAGCTTTAAGAGCTGATGAAGGCATTCCTGCGTAATCACCTCTAAGTCTCTGAGTACGAAGTCTACTAATCTCAGATGCTCTATTAGCGTTTTCCTTAGCCTCTCTAGCTGATGAAGGCATGCCACCTAAATCTCCTCTATTGGCCTGGCCATGAAGCTTCTTAATCTCTGCATTTCTTTCCTTTGCAGCAAGAGCCGATGAAGGCATTCCTGCGTAATCACCCTTATTAGCCTGCTTGGAAAGTCTACTAATATCGGATGCTCTATTGGCATTTTCCTTAGCCGCTCTAGCTGATGAAGGCATTCCTGCGTAATCACCCTTATCGGCCTGCCTACGGCGCAGTCTAATCTCTCCCATTCGATCATCGTACATACCTCTGGCTTCATCCAACCATTGCCTGTTCTTGATTTCTCTAACAGATGAAGGCATACCAGCATAATCGCCTCCCGGATAATAATAAAACTCCTTCATCTCGGCTCTTTTTTCCCTATTTTCTTCGGCAAGTCTATCGATCTTAGATTTTCTTTCTTTTTCCTTAGCTTCTCCAACTGATGAAGGCATGCCTGCGTAATCGCCTCTACGGGCCTGATTAGAATACTTGTTGATCTGCATTTTTCTAGCTTTTTCACCAACTGGTGTATAGTCGGGGTCTTTTGTGTAGCCATTCTTAGAGCCCTTAGTTCTGTAATGCATAAGATAATTATCATATGCCATATCTGCAAAATTACTCATATCTTTTCTTCTCCTTGTTTATTTTGATTAATTTTTAATAGAATAGCACCAATGGTCCGTAGTATCCTGCAAACCTAGCTCCTATTGCGGCGGCCGTTGCAAGCGGAATGCCAGCAATCTTACCAATCCTTCGGTCTCTTTTATATAATTCAGCTTTACCGATTACCTTATCCGCTGCATTAAGACCCTCGGAATATAGATCTTTATTGACTGCTACTTTTCTACGCTTCTCCTCAAGCTTTGAAGTATCCTTACCCTTAAGTTTTTTACGGCTTATTTTATTATCAAGCCTATCGAGTCTTCTTTCGGCGTCTGCTGTGGCCATCATTCTATGCAATTTATTTTTAGGAATAGAACCATTGTAACGAAAAGGAACACTTACGTTGCCACTTTTCAAACTTGCCACGCCAGATATTTTTTTCATTTTACCGTTTTCGCCATATAATCTTTCTCTACCTAATGGTGTTAGCGTTCCATCAGGATTTTGAAATCTTCTTCGACCCCATTTCTGACCAAGAATGCCATAATGGGCTAAGTAATCTTCGCCAATATCATAGCAGGCATCGAAGTAATCTGCATCGTTCATTTTGATGCCCTCCTTTACTCAAAAGCGTCTCGATTAAGTTTATAGGCCACCCATGCATCCATCATAGCTGCTACGTTATCTATCTTCTGTTCACGACGCTTCTTTAATAATTTTCTGTTACCATTTGTATCTTCCATTGTAATACAGTTACCCATAGCGAACTGCATTAAACTCTCATCAAATATCAACATTCTTTCACCAGCTAATGCCTTGAGTTCTCCGAGCGGCACGGATTCTGTTTTGGCACCCTGAATAACTTTAACAACGCCGAACTCAGAGTTTTCTGAAACCCAACGTTCTACAAATTCTTTGGCGTTGTATGGATCATATCCAAATGCTCTTACATCATACTGTTTATCCATTATATGTCTATCTAAATCATCATATACTAATTCCATGTTAAGAACAACACCGTCCATTACTATCAATGAACCTTCACTAATAAACTCATCATATTTTGCTCTCATTGCCATCGGTAAGTTTTCATATGTTCTACTACTAATATAGCTTCTAGTTTTAATACCAAATGCCCCAGATGATAGTGGAAATATAAATGTAAAAGCACAGAAGTCATCTCCCTGCGATAAGTCTCCTCCTAAAGCACATGGCATCTGCCAGAAGTCTTGTTTATTTGTAAATGGTAAAGTTTCATCATAAGTAAAGAAGTATGTATAACCTTCCATTGGTAAACCGAATCTTTTTGCAAGAATATCATTACGAGTTGCTGGTGCGTTTTCTGCTCTTTCAACATCTCTCTGATACGCGTCCCAAGATACTGTCTTACCAATATTCGGATTAGCTTTTATCCACATACTAGGATCGCTTACTTCGCTTATGTCATCTAACTTATACCACCATATACTTACATGAGGCGCTGAGTACTTACCTTTGAGAATATCCATTAACTCTAGCTTAATTGTATCGCCAGGTCCATTTCGTACAGTACCCTCGGATGAAGTAACAAGTATAATGTATTCTGGATTATCTCCCTTATCACCTGATTGTTCAATAGCACTGATTACATCTTCATTGGTATCTCCAGATAGCCATTCATCGATTGTGGTGCATGCAACTCTGAGACCCTGTAATTTATCAATGCTCATTGGTCTTATCTCAAGTAATGATCCAGTAAATAATGATTCAATTCCTTTCTTTGTTGATACCAGTTTTGGTCTTTCCGCTTTAGACCCTGTAGTGTTTTGTATAGAGCCCATTGTAAGGAATTTAAACAATGGTCCTTTTGCTCTTGTAATGGCAGTTCTGAATGGAGATAATACTTCATCCGACTGTCTCATTGTTGGGGCCGTTGCTACTTGATGTGTTGTTTTCTTATTAACTACTAATTCATATGCTTGCACACAAGTGTCGTATAAAGACTTAGCCGCTCCTCTTCCTACTATAAGGAATTGTTTCTTTCTTAATCGTTGTTTAACATGTCTGACTTCATAGTGCATGCCACTACCATCCGGATTTGGTACTGGAACTTCTTGATCTATGAATACAAACCAACCATATAAGTCTTCACCCCATAATTTAAATGTATCTAATAGATGTAAGTCGGAACCATCAGTAAGAGTTAATTCATTCTCACAGAATAATATCCAGCCTTTAACAGCATCCTCATCATAGTAATATCTAGGGTCCGCTATTAAATTATCTATAAGATTCATTTGCATTGAGATCTGCTGGCATACAGGTATCTCACCTCGCATGACCGCATCTCTAAAAAGTCCATAATAGTAAGGCGTGGCGGTATTACTTAAACTCATCTCATCACCTGCTTTTTATCTATTTCTTCTTATTGCTTTGCGTAATAATATTATTATCTAAAAGGAAATCAATAAGATCGTCTTTATCAACGCCGAGAGAATTGCCATCTCGATCGATTGCTCTATCAATCGCTTTAGTGGCTTCGCCAATGGTCATCTTCTTTTTATCACCTGGATGATCTCTCTCATATTCGGTCTTAACTACATCCTTCTCAATATCAGCTTTAGCAAGTCTATACATAAGGTCTTTAGAATTCTTATTCTCTTTGAGGAACTTGTACTTAGCATCTGCCATAGCCTCGTCCCATTCTTTTTGCATAGCGTCGTATTTACGTCTCTTGAGAATATTATTTCTATTATAGATGTAATCATTTCTTTTATCTCTATTTAAGAAAACACCATTATCCTCAAGTATCGGATTAATGTTTCTATAGATTCTACCGGCACTATCGGCAATACTAGCAGCCTTACCCATAAAGTCTAATACATTATCCACTTTAATTTTACCTTTCTGCATATTCTTGTTGTTTGCCGCATCAGCAAGTCTGGATTCTAGTTGGTTTCTATTAACGAGATCAGCAATTTCTTCATTACTAAATAATTTAGAATTCTTCTTAACCTCGTCGAGACCTTTGGCTACTATTTTGGCCTTTTTCTTTTCTACCTTTGCTTTTTCTTTTGCCAACTTCATTTCTTTCTTCTTGCTGGCTTCTCGAGCTTTCCTTGCTTTCTTAAGGTTCTTAGCTGCCTGCTTTCTTTTTTCTCTTGAATATCTTATTTTGCCTTCAGGCGTCAAAGTTCCATCAGGATTTTGAAATCTTCTTCGACCCCATTTCATGTCCAGGATGCCATGGTGTTCTATAAAATTCTCACCGACATCCACATCTACCGCAGTGTATTCCATTGAGGACCTCCTTACTTATAATAGTTTTGTTCTCCGGTATCTCCGGTAATAGATTTGAATCTATCATACTCTGCTTGAAACTTTAATCTAAACTCAGTTTCATCTGCAATCTTATTTAGGGCATCCATGACTGCACTACTTAATGGTGGATCAAATATTAATCTAGCCTTAGCATACATATATGTTCTTACCATTCTTAATGTCTTACCATGTTCACTTAAATAAGAATCCCAAGTAGTTGTATTATCTTCAATGTAAAACCCATCTGCAGGTCCGACACCTATCTGATTAAGTATATCGAATACAGTATTAATTGCATCGATTACCTGAGGGTCAAAGCTATCATCGGTTTCATCTATTCCTAATTGGAGCTTGACATCATCTAATATACTGTTTGTCATATGTGCTCCTATCTTTTCCAAGGACATGTATCAAAAGGAGTTCTTTCAATTACAATGTCTTTGTCTAATAAATTAATATCACCGTAATGAATTGCATTGTGAGTTTTGAGGCAAGTAGTGACTAGATTGTCCAAGTCGAATATAATTGGGTTTCTATTGAGTATGTCTTCCCGGGAGATTGGGTTTATATGATGAATTATTACAGAGCCCGATAATCTTCTGTTGGGACAACCTAGGTCACATCCTTTGTCTCGTAGTATTACTTTGTCTCTTACTGCTTCCCAATCGTCTGAAGTATAGAGAGCTTGATTTAAATATCTATCCCAACCAAATGTAACATCTCCTACTCTACCATTTAGTTTAAGATAGTTAAAACGTTCTTCGAAGCTACTATAAGTTAACATCTCGCTATAGGACCTTTTCATTATTAGTTGACTCCTCCTCCGTACATAGTCATAGCTCTCATAGCTTCTTGGAACATTTCTTCCATACGTTTAGAAGACTTAAGGTTTTCAGTCTTAGCAGCTATTAATTCTTTCTGTAACTGTAATATCTCTAGCTGCTCCTGCCTTTCTCTTCTACTGGCTTCTAGTTTAAGGTAGTGAGTAATTACCTGTGAACTAGCTGTACCATCTCGTAATTGCTGCTCTGCTAAATTCATTGCATAACCAATCATTCTTGATTCCTGATTCTCTGGCATTATTGCAGAACTAGTAGGCGGCAACTCTTTCTTATTTCTTTCCACAGAGTTCACCTCACTTTGTATATACTTATTAAATACTTACTAATTACTTCTAGTATAGTTTCTAGGCAGTTTCAGCGCCTTAACTGGAGATACAGTTTTTAATACTGCTCTTGAAAGGAGAGAAACAAGGCTAGTGACCTCTTGTTTACTTAGTGCACTGTATCCCCAATTAAGACGCTGAATGCCTAAACACAAATATACAGGAGAATTAGTTATAGTTAATAGGCTTATGTGAATTAATGTTATAAGGCTGATTCAAACATTCATTGCATTTGTCACAAGATTCAGCCTCATCCTTGTGTTTGCATGTCTTACAATACTTGTCGTAATAAACTTCTTTAACTTCTGTCTCCATTTGAACCTCCCAGAAAATATCTGTACAACTACCAAAAATATCCCGCCGGGGAAATTTGAAAGACCGCG